AGAAGGATACTAAATTACAAATAATACAAAAAGAAGCCGATTGTGTTAAATTATGCTTTGCAACATATTTAGAAACACACAATCTATCTGAGACGGCAAGAAAACTTAATTCAGCCGGCTATAGAGGAAAAAGAGGTAAAGAATTTTCCGCAAACTCAGTAAAGGTTATGTTAAAAAATAAGACTTATACAGGATATATACGATTTAAAAAAGAAGAAAAATCAGGATCACATGAAAGTATTATATCAACCGACACTTTCAAAAAAGTACAAAAGATTTTAATTCAAAAGCACAATTCAAGAAAAGTAAAAAGATAATATTAAAAAAAGGCAAGAGATGTGACTCTCTTGCCTACACTTTGATCTATCACTTTTTTTCATTTTGCAAAGTCTAAAATATCAACCTTCACTCTTTACACTGTCAGAATCTTTTCTTAATACATCAATAGCCTTTGCAATTACTCCCGGTACCGGCACACCCATCAGCCCGGCATTCTCAATGATGCTTATACACTCATTGGCTATAAAAGCAATGATGACTGCATCTTTTATATAACTTGTATGCATGATGATATCAAGTCTTACTGCTACAAGTACTATAAGTAGTGCAACGCCTTTGCGGCACAAACCTTTAAATCCCGCTCTTGACTCTAAAGCACCGGTCTCACTTTTCTTACTTTTCTTAAATATACCTGCAACTGCCAGACCTGTAATGTAGTCTACAGACATAAATACAATTAGTGTTATTAGTGCATCACTCCATCCTCCAAACATAGCTGCTATAAATCCTCCTACTACTCCTACTACTGAATATAAAACATTTGCTCTCATTTTCTCATCCTTTCTCATCATTCCTACTCTGCTAAATCATACTTATCTAAGTCGGGCTTAGATGTATCATACTCTTTCTGATACTTACCATCAGCATCCACCCAGTAATACAGATCCTTATCGGCATCCTTTATATATGCACTCCTTGCAAGTACTCCACTTTGAGTAAGATAGAAGTATAACCCATCAACTTTTACCCATTGACCACTGAGCATAGCTCCGTCCAACGGATTTATATAGTACCAATCATTTCCCTGCTTAAACCAGCCTTTTATCATATGACCTGAGCCATCAAATACATACCATCTTCCTTCAATCTCAAGCCACTTATCTTTTACTAATGTGCCATTTAATCTATATACATCCCACTCATCGATGCTCTCCCATCCGGTTTTTCTTGACTCATTGTGAAGCTTACATGCCATGTAGGCGCACCAACTTACAAACTGCTGGCACCAATAGGTACCATTGCTACTATACCACTCTCCATATTTTGTGTAATTAGACATACCTGCATTCGCTGTCTTTTCCTCAAGTTTTGCATTACTTGCCTTCTCAAGATACCCTATCTCCTTTCTTGCAACTTCTATAAGTTCTTCAGGTGTACATGTACCAATGACGAATAGAGGCGTACCAAAGCCATTTATACGATTTGTACCACCAACTTCAGATGATTTAAACCTATACTCTTTTCTTGCCACTCCGCCGCCGTTTCTCTCGAACGCCAATGCAGATGTATTGCCTTCAATAGTGTGTATGATATACGTGTCTCCAATCTTCTTTACATCTTCAACTATACCGACATGAGCAACACGACCTTTTTCCTTGCTATAGAAATATATTATATCTCCGGCATGTGGTACTTTGCTGTATGCTCCTGCTCGTACAAAGTAGCCTTTTCCAGTCACTGTATATTGACTATAATTACCTCTTAAAAGCTGCTGTCCTGCCACAAATGAACTATCCATTTTAGTAATCTCCTTCCTTTCAGAAAAATAATTTCTTTCAGCACAATAGAAAAAAGAGGGAACAACTCCCTCTTTTTGTTATCAAAATATCCTTTTTTGTTATCAATATAGCTTTTTTTGTTATCAAACTACATCATCAAGTACTCATCCGTCTTCATGAACTCTTCAACGGCCTCTTTATACTTTGCCGGCACTTCATCAAGTGTCATAAGGCCGTATTTAATTCGTGAGGCATAGAACCTTATATACACCTTTATTTTCTTCTTACTCATTTCCTTCTTCCTCCTCTTCTGAATTCATCAGTTCAACCAACATGTTTGACAAGACATCTATACGACCTGTTAAGGTAGCCTCAACCCGCTCCACTTTATCCGTCGCTCTGAACATGAGTAACGCCTGTATCTGAGAAATTACTCCAGTCTCATCCTTTACAAAATTTATAGTGATGCCCTGTAGCTTTAGCCCTGTTACAGTCTCCTCGCCGCCGTCACTTTGCACTGTCATGATTACAGTATTTGCATCAGTCAACTTATCTTTTAACGCATCTAATTTTGCAAAGTTGTCTATCACAGTGACAAACGTATCACCGTAATACGTACTAAGCTCTATCTCGGTCTTGTCTTTTAAAATCAATTTACTCATTCTTCACCTCTTTTTAATTTATCAATTCTATATGGTTAATTATTACTTCAGCATATACACTGCCATTTGAATACTCATGTATAATCTTGCCAAGCATAAAATATATAAAATGATGCCCTTGTTTTAAGGATACATCTAATGTCAAATACTGCTGTGATTGGTCGCTTTGATTTCCTGCACCCACCCTAGTAGATGTCATCTCATACGATATTTCATTAGAGTATTGTCCTATATTCTTTAAAATCGTATAACTTTCATTGCTGTAAGACTCACCTCCTGCCTGGCTTATCGGAGTTACACCTATAGACTTTGATAGTACAAATCCGACATATGGCGCAGATTTAAAACTAGTATTATAGCCATACCCATTTGTAAGTTTTAGTCCACCATCTACTATTCCTTTGTATCCATAGCTATTATTTTTCAAATTTAGATATCTTTCAATGTCTCTCAAAATGAATCCTTTATTTGCCACCCCTGATGCAAGCCTACCATCAAAGGTGGCTCCATTAAAAGGGACTCCACCTGCTCCATAATCTACCATAGTACCAACTACACCATTAACATTAACATTTTGTCTTATATTCCATGGTTGCAAATTTGGAGATGGCAAGAATACCCAGTTAGCTCCTTGTATAAAACCATTGTTTAGTATCTTTGTAACAATACCTCTCCCCCTGCTTGCGTGAGTGTCATCCCAAACAAATCCCTCACCACCTAGAGCCGTAATAACATCACCTGTAGTGCATATCCATCGCTGGATAGCACCTGCAAATTTAACACCTTGTACTGAAGTTGCAGTTTGTCCACTTAGTACAGAATCTGCACCTGCTGTACCTAAATTAACAGCGTCTATGCAGACATGCGGATGTCCATCCGAGCGATTGTAGTAACCATTGCCGTGTGGAAAATCCACATAAAAAACAGGATTATTTCTATCAGTCCAGTTGTCAATTCCAAAGGAGGTCGATTTGTTAACCCTGTAATTATTATCCTGCGTGTTAATGGATTTTATCTGTCCCTGCTTTCCAAGCACATTAAGAGCACTCAGCATCTTACTTGCGTCAATTCCAATAGCATTTGCAAGCACATCATATGGCACTATCGCTGCCGGCTTATAATTACCATCTTTGGAATAGCATCCCTCTTCAAATCGCACATGCACTTTGTTTTCCCACGTGGCATTTACCACTTCTGAAGCGTTGTTCCAAGCACCGTATGTGTGTACAGTACCCCTTACTCCTGCTACTGTAAGTGTATCTAGCATCTTGCCTGCATCTATACCTGCTACGCTTGCCAGTACCTCATAAGGTATAGCCACGCACGGCTTCCACTGCCCTGCTTGACTGTAGTATCCCTCCTCCATTCTTGCTACAAATTTGCTTTCCCAATGTGCATTTTCAAAACTCACCGTATCTACCACGTTGCCACGATTTGGTATAATACCTTCAACTATTTCATCATCACTATCAGTAGTTACAGTTTTATATCCCTGCAGCACTTGCGCCTTGCCGGCAGTAACATCATCAGATGATACTCCGCCTGTGCCTCCTGCCATCAGTATTGCATCAGCCATCTTTTACACCTCCTTTACCGCAAGATAAAAGCTTCTCTGAGGCTTCTTTCTAAAGCATATAAGCTCTATGTAGCCGTCATATACAACTACCTTATCAAGACAGCTGTAGGCCTTCCACAGCCCTTTTATAGTTGCCGAATCTGATATGCTATCTTCAAGCTTATGACTTACAATAGGAGTATCACTTGCTTTAATGCCGGCAATATTTATCCTCTGCCTAAAGATTGTAGTACCTTCCCATCCGTCTACCGGCACTTCTACAACCGTCACCTTTTTAAGCTTTTGATTTATCTTGTTCTCTATATTCTTTAAGCCTGTATCAAATGTTCTGATATCCACATACACACCATCCGGAATACTGTAAGTAAAATTTATCTCACTTGCTCTATCAATGGTTAGATAAAATTCCATTATGATAGTTACAGGAGCACTTGTCCTATCAGCTAAAAAGTCAGGATTTATAGCAGTAGCAATTGCGATCAGGGTTTCCTGATTGCCCACCTTGCCATATATCCCGACTTCCTTTATTTGATATCCTACTCTTACATTTTCATTGCTTACTGTTGCATTTATCTTTAAGACATTGCCATCTACCGATGCTGCAGATATATTAAAAGAATTTTTATATCCTACAAGCTCTGTAAATGTCTTCAAGTCCTCGCTCCCTGTATATGTACCATCGCCTATTTTTATTCTTGAAAACTCCAAGTTTTCGCCATTTATAGCTCTATTTATAATATTTATACCTGCATTTGTAATCATAGGTGTATTAAATCTCGCCATTTCTTACCTCACTGACTGTATAGTTACACTTTGTACAAAGCCTCCAATATAAACTGCAGACTTTATATCTGTTATTCTCTCTACTGCTATCAAGGTCGCACCAGCATTTTTAATCTTTTTTATAATCTTAGAAAGCTCCTGCAGTGCTTCAGTATCACTTGATCCGCTTGTAACTATTTTAAAGCTGCCCGGTACTCCATTAAACTTATCCCATTCGATCACTTCACCGTTGCCAAGTACGGTCTGCACTACAGCTCTTATGCTCGCCTTAGTGCCGGCTTTTTTATATAAAGCTATCGCAGACTTTACCAGCTTTCTTTTAGTCTCAATATCCATATCTGAAGTATAGTAAGGGATATCAAGCTCAATTGCTCTTAAGTCAAGAACCTCTTCACCTAAATTATCAATGCCGGATATAACCATACTCTTATTTAATGCTTGAAAGTATTTATTAAAAATAATATTTATTGCATAGCTTAGTGCAAGCACTTCAGGATCGTTCTTAAATTTATGTGGTAAAACATCCACGATACGAGAGTTAAAAATATCAATCACTTTCAAGGCCTCCATATGTGATATTTGATGACTTCAATATTGCTATATGTGCATCATCTACACTTATAAATGCGGGCTCAATTATATCTACTCTCTTTGCTCCTGCATTTACTATCATGCTCACAAGCATGGAAGGATTTACATCTCTACCAATTCTCTCACTTTGATATCTCTTAAAATCTTCTATAGCTTTAGTAACTGCCGCTTGGATATTTGTCACATTGGCCTTGTCACTGTCGTTTATAAAATACTTTAGATTGATATTATAATTTGTATCCTGTGGTGCATTTACCTCCACTACATCAGTCAGAGGCTTTCTATCATCACTTGACAGATACTCTTTAAGTCCTCTACAAAACTCTGTATCCGGCTTTTCTCC